GAGCCTCTACGAGCCCGCCGGGCGGGAGGGTGACGGCCTTGGGCGTCACCAGAACCAGCCCCAGCTCGTTGACTGACATGGGCCACTCCTGGCCGTGCCGGACATACTTCTCGGTGAGCACCCCCGGAAAGGTCTGTACCACTGTGTCCCGCTCCGCCATCTGCCGCACCGTCTCCACCCTGACCACCGCCGCGTCCACCTCCAGGTGGTTGCGGCCCATGGGCGTGATCGAGGTCAAAAACAGGTGGGTATCACCCCAGCGGAGGGCGTGGTGGAGGGTGAGGGGCTGCCGCCGCACGATCACGGCGGCGTTCCTGGCCCCGATGCCCACCTTGGAAAACAGGTTGGTTTTCGGCTGTAACGTGATGGAGGCCCAGGTCCGCCGGGCGGGCACCCACTCCCATACGCCGGGCGCGGTCTCCCGCAGCTCCAGCACCTGGGCGGCCTTATTCAGCTTCCCTGCGTCGATGTAGTCTGCCATTGCCTCACACCTCCCCACCCCCGGATGTGTCCAACTTGGACACATCCGGCTCTGTTAGCTTGAGCTGGGTGAGCAGGCGCCGGAAGGCCGGGTTGTCATTGACAATCGTGCCGGTGATCGTGGCCTCCCGCAAGTCGAAGTCCCGCAACACCATGAAGTTGACGCACAGGTCGTACTGGGCCCGGCGGGGGGTGCCCTCCTCCGGCTCAGACACCCCCGCCTGCTCCAGGTAGCCCACCGCCGCGTCGTACAGCCCCTCCAGGGTGAGCAGCTCCTCCGCCGTGGGTTCTTCGATGCGGCAGTAGGCCAGCAGGCTGGCCCGCCGCGCCTCGCTCAGCGCCATGTCACACCGCCAGCGTCCAGCCGTTGGCCGCGGGCAGGTAGAGCCCGGAGGAGGCCGCCGTCACGCCGCAGACCACCTCGGCCGCCGCATCATGGCGGAGCTTGACGGCCACATACCGCCCGTTGAGGGCGCTCACCTTGTACGTCACCACCGCAAGTTGAGGGGCGGTGCCCACGCTGTCGGTGAAGGTGGTCTTGCCGATCTCCTGCGCTCCGTCCCCGCCGCTGTCGCCGGAGGCCAGCAGGGAGACCGTCAGCCCCTTCCCCTTGCCCAGGGCGGCGGCGGACGCCAGGAATACAATCTCCTCCACCCCGGACACGTCCACATAGGCGGTCGTCTTGTCGGTGGAGGCCGCCACGCTCTGGGGGGCCAGGACGTTCTGGAACGCCAGTGCTTCCGAAATACGCTTCATGCTTGCTCCTCCTTACTTCCGGTCCGCCAGCGCCACGAAGGGGCTGCGGGTCTTGCTGCTGTTCTTGATGGTCAGGGGCTTGTTGACCTTGGGTGCGCCGTTGCAGCGGTACACCACCCGGAAGCAGTTCTGGTCGGTCAGGAACTCCACGTGGATGGACCAGTCCTGCTTGACGGTGCCCTTGGTGAGCAGGATATACATGTAGGGATCTACCAGCAGCGCATCGCCCCGCACGCCGGGGGAGGCGCAGCTATCCTCGAACAGCACCGGCTTGTTGAGCACCCGCTGGGTGTCGAAGTTGCCCAGGCCGCCCTCGGGATTCCACAGGAACTTAGCCGCCTCGCCGCTCTGGATGGACAGGTAGGGGAGCTGCTCCTCCAGGTCAGGGTGCATCAGCCACACCAGCCGCTCCCTGCCCCTGGGCATGGCCCGGGCCTGCATCTTGATCGCGTTTGCGCCCACGAAGGTGCCCGCCTCCTGGCTGGCCTCCTTGGCCACCTCGACCAGCGCCTTGGAGCGGAGCAGGCCCAGGGGCTTGCCCACGCCGTCGCCGGAGATCGAGCTCTCGGTGAGCAGCCGGTCAGCCGCCAGGGCGAAGGAGGGCCCCGCAAAGCTGGACATGAAGGCGGAGTCGCTCAGCATCTCGTCGGTGCAGTAGAGGAAGCCCATCATCTTCTCCAGGTCCATCTTCAGCTCTCGGAACTGGGGCTTGCTGGCCGCCACTGTGGCCCCCTCGGCGGCCCAGTACATCTGGATGCCGCCGAACACGCTCTTGCTCACGTCGGTCTCGTCGGCCGAGATCCACCGCATGGAGTTAGCCGCGCTGGAGCAGGTGTAGCGGTCCATCCGGTTGAGCAGGGGGCTCTGCTGGACAGCGCTCTCCAGGATCATACCGGCGAAGTCGGTCTGGATGGCAAAGCCGCCGTCGGAGCCGCTGCCCTCGTTGACGCCCAGCACCGCGTTGTTGACCTTCTGGAGGCGCCTGTCCTCCACGTGGTTCTTGCGGAAGTTATAGACGGCCTGGAGCTGCTCGCCCAGAGAGGCAAAGGGCTTGTCCTCTCCCTTGCCCTCGTCCTTGGGCTTGCCGCTGTGGAGCGCGCCGTCGTAAGCGGGCTTCGCGCCCTCCTGGCTGGCCTTGGCCAGCGCCTCCAGGCCGGCAATCGAGGTGTTGATCGCCTCCATCTGGGAGGTAAACTCGTTGGCCTCCTCAATCTTACCCTCGTCTACCAGGGCCTGGGCCTGGGTGAGCAACTGGCCCTTCTTGGCACGCAGCTCGGTGATCTTTTCCATGAAATCCATGCTGTTATCTCCTTTCAGTCCTTAAAATCCAGCAAGCGCCCTGAGCCGTGCCAGGGTGCGCGCCGCCTCGTCCTTCCGGGCCGCCTCGGCCCGCTCGGCTGCCACATGGGCCTGATATTGCTCCCGCATGGCCGCCGTCAGCCGGATACGCCGCCCTGCCGCGGCCACAAAGGCCGCCGGCTCCTCCTCCGGCTCCTGGGCCGCCCCCACAATCTCGTCGATCAGGCCGTACTCCCTGGCCTGGGTGGGCGTGATCCAGATGTCCTTATCCATGAGGGAGACCAACTCCGCCCGGGTCTTGCCGCCGCCCCGGGCGGTGTAGACCTCCAGGATGCAGTCCCGGGCGTTGCGCAGGGCCTCGGCCGACCGCCGCATGGCCCGGTAGTCCCCCTCCGCGCCGCCGGCGGGGTTGTGGTAGCACAGCAGGGCCCCCGGCTCACTCTGGATCACCTGGCAGCCGGTGGCCGCCAGGGTGGCCGCGCTGGCCCCGAAGCCCTGGAACAGCGCGGTGGTCTTGCCGGCATACCGCCGGAGCATGGAGCGGATCTCCAGCCCCACCGCCATGTCGCCGCCGGGTGAGTTGACCAGCAGCGTCACATCCTCGCCGCCGGCCCGCTCCAGGGCGCCGGCGATATCCATGGGCGCCGTGATGTCCCGCCAGCCCCAAAAGCGGAGTACGTCGGCGGAGTCGTTGTCCCACAGTTCGCCTCTCAGGCTGATGTCCATCTATTTCTCTCCTTTCAGCACGGCCTCCAGGGAGGCCAGATTCTTCGTCGCCAGGAATTGCTGGCCCAGTCCGCCGGGGATGGGGGCCTTCTCCTCCATGGCCCGGCACTCGTCCGGGTTGTAAACAGAGGTGCGGATCATCCGCTCGTAAACTTGGCTGCGGGTCAGGTCGTCGCCCCGGAGGAGCACCGCCACATTGCCCCGCATGTACCAGCCCTCCCCGTCCCGCTTGTCCGGCGGGATGGCCTTATAGCCGTCCTCCTGCTCCCACTGCACCACGTAGGGCAGCAGGGTGTCGGTCACGTAGTTCTGCCGCTGCTGGGCGTTGGAGTCGTAGCTCTCCTTGCCCGTCTGGAGCATGTGCTTGGGGATGCCGGTAAACCGGGCGACCTCCTCCGCCGTGAACTGCCGGCTCTCGATATACTGGGCGTCGCTCTGGTTCACCCCCAAGGGGGTGTATGTCATGTTACGGTCTAGCACTGCCACCGTAAACATGTCCTCGGAGGCGTATTGTTTGAATTGACTCTTGACCTTATCGCGGGCCTTCTGGTTGGTGTCACTGTCCACCGATACGATGCCGGACAACCGGGCCCCGTTCTGATAGAACTTCTTGCCGTAGCGCTGGGCCATGGTATCCATGGCCACTGTCTCCCGTGCCAGATCCAGCAAGCCGCGGCCTCGAATACCGTCATAGGTTTCGAAGAAGAGGAAGGACAGCTCATAGGGGGCAAAGGTGCGCTGCCAGCCGTCCACGTTGTAGTCGTACCAGTAATGTCCGCTCTCCAGGTCCTTGCGGATGGTGCAGCACTCCGTGGGCAGGGGGATGCGGGCCACCAGGCGGCCAGCTCCGTCCCGCCGGTTCCAGCAGGCCCCGAAGCCGTGCCAGAAGGCGTTGGACATGATGAGCTTCTGGCACAGAAATGTGGACATGCGCTCGTTGGGCCGCACCTTCAGCAGCCGGTCCAGCGCCGGGTCGTGCACCGCCCGCCGGGCGTCCCCGTCCTTGACATAGGTGCCGAAGGGGATCAGCCCGAAGGAGTTGCTGAGGATGCGGTGGGCAGCCGCCACCGGGGAGAGCCGCTCTGCGGTTCTCTGGCCCGTCTCCACATCCTCCCCGGTCAAGAACAGATTTTTGAGGAACCGCCCCAGCTCCTCCTGGGAGAGCGTCTGCGTCTCCATCGACGCGTTGATTGCCCGGTCAAGGATCATCGTCTTCCCCCTCTCCGCGCCCTGGCGATGACCACGGCGTAGGCCACCAGGCACCCGCCGGCCACGAGCAGCGCGGCCGGGCGGCCGCCCAGCTCCCAGGCCGCCCGCACAAAGCAGGCGCTGCCGGCCAGGAGCAGCAGGTCGTCCAGGTAGAGCGCCAGCCTCCGCCCGGCCGCCTTCAGATGTTTCATCTTAAATCCCCCAATCCTCGGAGAGTATGTGTTCGTTGATGTCCGGTCCCACCGGCATCCGGAGCAACGCCACGGCCATGGAGATGATCCAGGCCACCGTGATGTCGATGCGGCCGATGCTCCGGTTCTTCATGGGCTTGATGTTCTCGTTGCCATCCACCGCGCAGCGGACGTTGCCCCAGCACCAGCGGGCGGCCGTGTTGTGCTCGTGGAGCATCTGGTGGGCACGGATCAGCCGCTCTATCTCCTTCATGGCCGGGGACAGGTTCTTCATGTCCTGGGGGATCTCCACCACATTGACGCCGCGCTCCATGAGCCGGGGCGTCAGCGTGCGGGACAGGTAGGGGTCCACGCCCAATGTGTCCAAGTCGAACACATCGGCTGCCGCGGCCACAGCGTCCTCCACCATGGTGAAGTCCACCATATCGCCGGGGCACAGCGCCAAAAAGCCCGCTCGGGCCCAGTCCCGGTATGGTACATGGTCCCGCTGCTCGGCCTCCAGCACACCCTCCTCGGGCCGCCACGCCCAGAACAGCACCGCCCAGGTATCCAGCCCCTCCTGGGGCGGAAACAGCAGGGTAAAGGCCGTCAGGTCGGTGGTGGTGGACAGATCCAGCCCGCCGAAGCACTTCTTGCCGGCCAGATAGTCCCGCGCCGCCTGCCGCCGGGCCGGGGCGTTGAGAACCTTCCACTCCGGCCGGTTAAACTGGGTCTTGTCGTAGATCGTCAGGGGCAGCCATCCCACGCTCTTGGTGGAGATCCACTGGTTGAGCCGCAGCCACCGGAACCACCGCTCCGCTGCCTCGCTCTGCCGGGCCGCCCGGGCGTCCGCCCGGAAGTCCCGCAGCTTGAGGTTGTGCCCCAGCCCCGGGTTGCAGGCGTACCACAGCGCCTCATCGTAGATGTCCAGCTCCGCGATCCGCTCCGGGTCGTCTCCGGCCAGGATACCGATGCCGTACATGATGGGGCACCACTCCGGCGCGTCCGCGTCCCCCTCCCGCTCGGGCTCTCCCCGCCGCCAGGCCAGGATGCGGCGGCATTTCTCGTGCACCTCCCAGCCGATGCTGGTGCGGTCGGGGTCGTCGCCCGCCGTGGTCAGCACGATCACCGCCTGCTGCCGCCGGGCGGCGTTGGAGCCGGCCGTCAGCACGTCCCACAGCCTGCGGTTGGGCTGGGCGTGGAGCTCGTCGATAATAATCGCGCTGAAGGAGTATCCGTGCTTGGTGGCCGCGTCGGCGGAGTACACCTTGAGCACGCCGCCGTACTTGGTGTGGATCTCCTTGCGGGAGTCCACCGCCCAGGCAATGGGGTCGTGCTCCGGCTGGCCCAGGCTGGTGTTCTCCACCATGTACTTGGCCGCCTCGTAAATCTGGGAGGCGTTCTCCTTGTCGGAAGAGAACACCCCCACCCGCGGCCGCTCCTCGCCGTCGTACAGCAGGTGATACAGGCCCAGGCCGGCCGCCAGTTCCGTCTTGCCGTTTTTCTTGGGCAGCTCGTCGTAGAGGTAGCGCCGGTAGCGCACCCACAGGCCGTCCTCGTCCTGCACCTGAATACCGTAGAACTGCCGGACGGCCTCCTCCTCCCAGGGGAGCAGCTCGAAGGGCTTGCCCGCCCACTCGTTCTGAGCGAAGCACAGCAGGGAAAAGAAGTCCAGTACGTCCTGTACCGCCTCCACGCTGTAGCGGAGCACGCTTCCGTCCTCCGGCGCTGGCACCTCCACCCCCGGTGCCAGGGTCAGCCGCTCAGGCACGCTGCATCCGCTCCCGCTTCTCCCGCATCAGCCGCTCGAAGGCGTTTTCCTCCGGGGGCCGCGCACTCTCCGGCAGCACCAGCCTGCACCGGCTGGTGACGGTCAGGCCCATGTCGTTGGCGCACCCCCGGCACTGCTTGAAAAAGCGGTCCTGGATGCGGGTGGCCACGTCCAGCGCCTCGGTGTCTATGACCCGGCTGCCGTCCGCCCGCTCCGCCCCCCGCTGGAGGGCGATCACCTCCTGGGTGGCAGCCAGATAGCTCTGCCGGGCTAACAGGTAGCGGGCCAGGGTGTCGTAGTCCAGGCTGCTGAGCAGCCCCAGCTCCTTGAGCTGCCGGGCCAGGGCGCGGAACTGCTCCTTGAGCTCCGCGGTCAGGTACTCCGGGGCGCGGAGCTGCTTGGGCGGCGCGGGCCGCACCTCCCCGGCCGCCCGCTGGGCCCGCTCGCTCCGGCTCAGATGCTTCCGGCCCTTTCCCTCCAGCACCTCCAGGCTCTGTCTCGGTCCGGGCATTCTCTCACCTCGCTTCTGTTTATGCGGCGGCGGCCTCCTCTCCGGCCAGCCGCCTCCAGCGATCCGCAATTCCCGCCGCATAGCCGGGGTCCAGCTCTGCCACATAAGCCGTCCGCCCGGACTGCTCACAGGCCGCCAGGGTGGTCCCGCTCCCGGCAAAGGGGTCCAGCACGATATCCCCAGGGCGGCTGCTGTTGTGGATCAGGTAGTCAAAGAGCTTCACCGGCTTCATGGTGGGGTGCTCCGCCGAGCGGACCGGCCGGTCGAAGCGCAGGACCGTGCCCTGCTTCCGGTCTCCCTCCCAGCGGTGGGCCGCTCCCGGCTTCCATCCATACAGACAGGGCTCGTGCTGCCACTGGTAGTCCTGGCGCCCCAGAATGAAGCTCTGCTTGACCCAGATCAACTGCTGGCGCACCCCCAGCCCGCTCCGGGCGCAGGCATGGTAGGCGCTGACCGCGTGCCTGGAGGCATGCCACAGATAGAAGGCCGCGCCCGGCTCCATGTGCCCGGCGCATCCGGCCAGCGCCCCCGCCAGGAAGTCCTCAAAGGCGTCCTCGCTCTCCCAGTGGTCGTTGAGCACCCGCAGCCCGTCCGTCCGGCTCCTGGGCCTGGCCTCCCCGTACAGGTTGACATTGTAGGGCGGGTCGGTCAGGAGCAGGCGCGCCTTTGCCCCATCCATAAGCGCATCCAGAGCACCGGGGGCCGTGGCGTCACCCACATACAGCCGGTGCCGGCCGAGCTGATAGCAGCGGCCGCTTTCCAGCGGTGCCCGCCCCTGCACCGGGGCCTCCGCGTCCTCCTCCGCCGCCGGCGGCTCCCCGTCCAGGCGGAAGGGTAGCGCCTCCAGGGAGAAGCCCGTCAGCTCCAGGTCGAAGCCCAGGTCGTTGAGGGCCTGGAGTTCCACCCGCAGGGCCTGCCGGTCCCACTCGGCCAGCTCGGCCAGGCGGTTGTCCGCCAGGATATACGCCCGCCGCTGCTCCGCCGTCAGTCCTTCGGCTAGGATACATGGCACCACATCCATCCCCTCGGCCATGGCGGCCTGGAGGACGGCCTGGCCGGCCACCAGCCGGTTCTCCCGGTCGATCAGGAGCGGCCGGAGAAATCCAAACTCCCGCAGGCTCCGGCGCAGCGCCTGCATCTGCTTTTCGCCGTGACGGCGCGGGTTCTCCTCATAGGGCACCAGCTCCGCCGCCTTTCTCAGTACCCGCTCCCCCGCCGTGATGCGGATGGACGGGTACCCGTTCTGTGTTTCGATAGCCATTCCGGCCACCTCCTCGTTTTCAGTTTTGCCGCCCGTCTCGCCCCCAGCTTTCCCCCATCTCTCTCCCCGCCTGCTCCCGGCTTTCGCCACCTGCGGGGCTGCGCCGGGCTTCGGGATTTCCCGTGGGGAGAAAATCTCTCACCGAGGGGGCCGTGCGGTCTTGCATCAATTTCCCTAAACTTTTCCAGGCCGGGGGTAGGGTCTGGCAAGCCTCCGGCTTGCCGTGCGCGGGCAGGTCCGTTGCGCACGCCCAAGCATCCCGCCGGTCTCGCCGATTCCAAGCACTAAAAATGCCCCCGGTTTTGCCGTTTTTCCGCCGCCATTTCTAGGGCAGTCTTGCGATCGTGGCAGGACTTACACAGGCTCTGCAAATTGTCCCGGTCGATAAAGCGGGTCCAGTTGCCCCGGTGGGGCTGGATGTGGTCCACCACCGTGGCCCTGGTGTGTATGCCCCGTCGGGCGCACTCCCGGCACCACGGCTCCCGCAGGAGCTGATTGGGCCGCAGGTCGTCCGTCCAGACGGGCAGACTGTACCAGCCGTGCCACTGGGCGGACACCCGGCGCCCCGCCCGCTTAGGCTTATGCTTGGGGCAGTATCCCTCTCGGGTGAGCTCCGGGCATCCTGGATACCGGCATGGTCGGAGCGGCTTCATGGCCACGGGCTATCACCTCCGGGCAAAACAAAAAGCCAGAGCCCGACCACATCCCACGCTGGGATCATGTCGGGCTCTGGCTCTCAAAGCACTGGCCTCTGTCGATGTCTACCGTTACACTGCGCTTGCAGTTTCGGCAGTAGACAATGAGATTGTGCGCCGCAGTGTCGCGCTCCACTCGGAGCAGCCGCTTGCGGCAGGACGGACATTTCAGCCATCCGTCCTTCACGATTAGTTTACCACACTCGCCTCTGTTTTGCAACTTTTCCATGCATTTTCTACCTCCTCACGGACTTGTTACCACTGGTTTCCAGACCGAATAAAGACGCGAGGGCTATTTTCTTTTCCGCCTGCGCGGTGGCCTGGTTCCTTTCTTCTCCTCCTTCTTCCTTATTGGTAAATAGTATTTCAGCACGACAAACTCGCCAAACTCGTTTCGCACGGGTGGCGGTGCGCTGAGGATGACTGCTCCGGGCGGCGCGGCCACCGTCAGGTTATCCTTGACGATTTCACTCTCCACCTTCGGCTTTTTCAGCCCAAGGGAGGCCGCCCAGTTCCGCGCCCCCACCTCCGGCTTGCCCAGCTCCCTGGGCTCCTTGGTCAGGTACTTGGCCAGGGCCTCGTAGCCCTGCCATGTGTCCAGGGGCTCCAGCTCCACCTCACCATAAGGCCAAAGGGAGCGGAGAACATCCAGATCCGCCCCGGTTCCGTTGATTATCAAGTGGTGGTGGAGCCGCCCGCCCTCGGAGCTGAGTTGCTCCGTCACATATATGTACTTGAGTTCCTGCCCTCTGGACTTCCGCACGGCCCGGAGTTGGGGCAGCATCTTGCGCACCCGCTTCACCGCCGCCTGCCGGTTGGCCGGAAGGTGCTCATCGTCATAAGTGAGCACCACATGGAGATCTCTCCGCCCGAAGTTGGCGGCCAGCAACAGCTCCAGCCGCTGCCAGGAGCGGTTGGCGTTAATCGTCATCTGGGCTGCGCTGGAGATCTCCCGCAGAGCCCTTCGCTCCCGCTCTGTGCTGCGGGGTGTTGGGATGGTGTAGCACCCAACGACCACCAGGCGCCCCGCCGTGATGGTCTTGAGCCGCTTTGCCATCAGTCCCCCCGCTTAGTCCGAGCCATGTAGTGGGCCGCCCATGGCCCGGCGACAGACTGGCGGAGGGCCAGCATCTTGTCCCGGGTCAACTTGTCTACCATGCGGCCCACGTCGCCGCACCCGTCCAGATAGGCCAGCCGCTCCAGGTGCCACAAGGTCTGCGCCTTCACCAGACAGCGCAATCTCCGCAGGTCCTTATTTTTCATGTTGAGTTTCTCCTTTCCTTCTCCCCGGCGGGCTGTTCCGCCACCGGAAGGCGACGCAGCGATGATACCGATTATCCCACCACCAGCCTCCCGGGCGCTTGCACGCCCACATGGCGTCATCATGCCAGTAGCAATTAGCACAGGTGCGCCGGTACTCCTCGATACGGACGCAGTCTCCCATGCTTATCCCCCATTTGTGTCCAACTTGGACACACCCAGCTTGCCCAGGCCGGCGCCGACCTGACGCCACACCTGGATGGGCACCACCTCATCCACGCTGTAGAGGCGGCGGAGCAGATCCGGTGTAATCCCTTTGCCGCAAGCCTCGGCCAGCGGCTCAAAGCAGCCCAACCCGTGCTTCTGTCGGTATCTCCGGAGCCGCTCCAGGATCTCCCGCTTCTCCGCTGCGTTCCGGCCGTGGGGCTCCTTGGGTGGCCCGGATTCCGGCTCCAGGAGCTCTACTGGGGAGTCCCGCGGCAGAGGCAGCTCGACCACCTCATAGGGCAGAGACTCGTCCAGCAGAAGCACACCGTCATAGATGGATAACTCAATCTCAGCCTTTAGTCTGGCCCTCGTTTCCGCCGGCATGTCCGGCACCCGTACCAGCATCACCGGCACCAATTCGCTGTTTTTCATGTCTGCATTCCTTCCTCAAAAATTTTACGCTAATATTAGCATTTTCCTGTTGACATTACGCTAATATTAGCGTATAATAAAACCATCAAGAGGGGACAACCCCAGGAGGTAATGAGCGATGTATAACAAGCACGAGATTATGGTTAATGCCTGGAGCATCCGCAAGACCACTAACGTGTCCATGTCCACCGCTCTCAAGGCCGCCTGGGCGCTCGCTAAGGTCATCAAGACCGCCGAGGCCGTCGCCGAGGATATTGGCTGGAACACCAAGATCCGCGTCAACGACTGGGCCAAGGGCGGCCACAACCGCACCTATATCGAGGTCGCTGTCTATACCAATGCTTGGCACCTCAAACGCACCAACAAGATCGGCTATGTCAACAATCTGACTGGCGAGTTTGTCGCCGCATAACGAAAGGAGATCATTATGAGCACTATCATGGAAAAGCTAGACCAGGAGCACGGCACCAATTACTGGGTTATGTTAGACAGCCTGGGCGGACACCCCACCGAGATTATCAACAAATATCAGGCTCTGCTGGACAACGGCAGTTACGAGGGCGGCATGTATGCTATGCTGGGTAAGCAGCCTCTGGAGGCCGCCTCTCAGGAGGCATACACCACCATCTGTAAGGAGATCCTCACCCGTTGGCTCTCCCAGGTCTCCCGTGAGGCCATGCTGAGCACGCTTAACACGATCGGTATTATCTCTGGTACGGTCTCTTATCTCCCCGGCGAAACGCTATCCGCCCAGGCCCTTATGATTGAATGGAATAAGGCCAATCCGGATGCATCCCCTATCTCTGTCAATACCAGCATCCTGTAAGGAGGCCCTGAAATGGACGATATCAAGATGATTGGCCTAAAAGATGCCAGCGATGCAACCTCATCCCTACCCGCAAACTGTGGTATGTACTATTCCATTCACTACGACCTCTCGGATGGGCAGGTGCTCGTCCGAGAGCATGCAGACGGCAACAATTACACCTCTTTTGCGTCAAAGTCCATAATTGGCGTCGGCCTTACTGCGGAGCACATGTCAGAGTCGCGCATCGCCGAAACTGTACGGGAAGCTGTCCAGGCCCTCCCCCCGCTCCGCCGTGAGCGGCTCCGTCAAGGTTTATCGCAAACTGAGTTAGCCCAAAAGTCCGGCGTCAACATCAGACAGATCCAACGTGTCGAGCTTGGGGAGTCCGATGCTGGAAACCTCACCGCCAAGAATCTGTTAGCAATCGCTGACGCGCTTGGCGTGGAGTTGAGGCGACTGCTCTGATGGCTGTTGTTGTAAAGCCCCGTATCTGCCGCCAGTGCGGCGCTGTCTTTGATGGCGGCCCACGCGCATGGTATTGTCCGGCCTGCCGTCTGGTTCGGAGTAGAGAGGCAGATGCGAGGAAGCGGAAAAAGGGCCGAAAGGCCGCCCGCCCTCTCGGAGGTATCGACAAGTGCACGGTCTGCGGGAAAGAGTATGTGGTAAAGTCAGGCAGGCAAAAGTATTGCCCCGACTGCGCCTATGAGGCCGTCCGTAAGGTGGATCGCCCAGCCTCACGGGCCTGGAACCAAGCCAACAAGGAAACTTACTATCCAGCCAGGAATGAAAAGCGCCGAAAAGAACGCGCGGAGAATCCAGAGCTGGTTCGGGCAAAAGAACGAGCTGCCTATGCCAAACGAAAATCTAAAACATAACCATCCTGCCGCCCCTTCGGGGGCGGCTTTTTAGCTACCCCTCCGGCGGGCGGCGGTATACCTTGTACGCCCCAGTAGGGCAATCCAGTGTTTCGCCCTTGATATAGTCTGCCAGGTCGAGGCCAGCACCCTCAAGGGCGTTCACGCTATATATCGTCCCCAAAACCACAATCGCCGTTTCTCCGCTCCCGTCCGGGTATTCCAGCCAAACCTCGTTGAGATACATCTCGTTAAGCTCCGCTTGAGTCAGCGGCTCGTTCGGCGGGGCAATCTCTATAGTGGGGAGTTCGGATAGCAGGGTTTCGATTTCGTTGCTGTCATAACTCCCGCATTTTAGGACAACTGTACATCCGTCATCCCCGTTGTTTTCCGGGTCCACAGTCCAAAACAGGTCGATTGCATCCTCGAGCTTGATGTACTTATCCATCTTCCTGTCCATCCTCACTCCTCCTCTCAAATCCTTTACACGCGAAACTCGCTGTTTTCCACTGGGCCAGCTCCGACCTGTGTATCGCTCTATTACACCATGAGCACCGGCTGGTATGCTCCCCGTGCTCGTTATAATGGCATAGACTCCCGGCCCCACGCCACCGGCATTGTTGGCAGCGGCATCCATAACACTTGTCCTTGTCCATCCTTACACCCCACTGAAGCTGTCTCCGGCCCTCTGCCGGGCGCCCGGCTCAGGCCGGACACCCGCAAAGCAAGAAGAGGGGTGAAGCGGGTAATCCCCACCCGGCAGAGGGCCGGAGCCTCACTGCTACCCATAAAGCAGTTTTTCCAACCGTTCCAACTCGGCTATGCAACGGGAGACTGTTTCATGGACTTTTATCCACTCCCCAAACTCCTGCAAGGTCTTGGGGCCCTGGGTCAAGGCATTTAGTTCCTTGATTGCTGCATCATACCGTTTGTTGACCCTCTCCAGACGCAGCTCGTAGATATATGTGCGCGCAGCGGTGTGATGTGCCCGCAGTGGTTCTCCTTCCACATACTGCACATATCGGATTAGCTCCGCTTTTGAGAAACTCCGCAGTTCTTTGAGACTGGTCTTTTTCATGCCGCAGTCCCCGCTTTGTACTTTAATTCCTCCGGCAACAGAGGTCGGCCTCTGGCATCCCTGGGGGCGCCGGTGCGAAGCCAGGCCAACCAGATAGCCTCAAACGCTTCCACCTCTTTCGTACGGGCGCAGTTGCGTCGCCCCCGGTTCTGGCGTACAGTCAGCTTTCCCTCGTCCAACTCCAGAGTGAAGTAGGAGTTCCCGGATTCTTTTACCCGGCGGACGAAGAAGATGGCCGTCTTGCCGTTGGCGTGATCCTTGGCATAGGTGCCTACACAGTGGTGCAGGGCGTCCCCCTCCTCCACCAACTCCTTCTGGCTGGCCGCCGGCCGGATCAGCAATCCCCTCCACTGGAAGGCATACCGGGCCAACTGCTTCCGCCGGATACGGAACTTGGAAGCCAGCTCCCTGGCCTCAAACTGCGTGACGGCATCGGACATGCGGTCGTGGGCTTCCAGCAGATCCTCCGGCCAGCGCACATCCGGGTCTGCCAGATCCCGACCTGTCAGCTCGGCCATACGCCAGTAGTCCAGCAGGATTGATACGTCGATTATTCCCTCCGGCTGAGGGTCTTCGTCCTCCGGCTCCACCCCCACCTGCTCGATCTGGCGGAGCAGATACCGCAGGCTCTTGCCCACTGGTCCCCGGCCCACCAGCTCCAGAATGTCCTCGTCCCCCAAGTAAAAAGCATGTGTGATATCCGCGTCGGTGAGTCTCTCCCCGGCAGCCTTGGCCCGAGTGAACAGCCGCCAGAACAGCACGCCCCATCCCCGTTTTCTGGCCATGGCCAGCTCGTCCCGGTTCAGGCCGAGCATCTGCGCCGGCCGGGTTTCCTCCCATCGGATTTCCGGCAGCTCCAGCTCCGCCTTTCTGTTCTTCTCATTCCAGTCTGCCCCGTCGGTCTGTTCTGTGATCAGTTCGTCCAGCACCTGGGGAAGGCCGTGGAGAAGGATACTCTCTACGTTCCGGTGTCTCTGATATAAACGGAGATATGCCACGGGATACCTCCACCCCATCGGTATTCGGTTCGCCATATACTCCACCAGCTTACAATGTGGCAGGCAGCTTGAAGCGACCAGCTCCGGAGTCAGGCCATAGATATTCTCCTCCTCTCCCCACCGTTCACGCCAGTTCTCCGGCTGCCTCCACGACCGGCTGTACTGGACGAAGTATCCCGCCGTGCCGCTGTAAGCGTTCGTCCAGCCCATCAGTTGGGCACAATCCTCCGCGCTGAATACATAGGCTTCGGCCGGAATCGCTGTCAGCTCCCGCCCTGCCGCCGCAGTAATCCTCCGCTGTATGACCCAGCCGGTGAGGACCAGCAGCCGGTCCCGCCCCACCACTGCGGCGCTCATACAGCGCGCTTCTCCCGCCACAAGGTGACCCTTGCGTTTCGCGTCGGCCTTCTTTCTGACAGTCACCTTTGCCCCGCAGAAGGGACAGGTAGTCCTATCCCCGTCCACGCACACGGCCCCGCCCTCTCCTTCCGTCCAGGAGTCCGGGTGCAAAAAGCCCCAATCCCCACGACCGTCCCGACTCCGCCACAGCAGGCCGCTCTCCGTACAGGCTGAGCAGGTGGCCCGAATGGCCCGCACCTTCTTTCTCTGGGCCCACTCGTCCAGTATGACCTCCAGGCGGAAATCCTCGGCCCACTCGGTTTCGATCAGCAGCACGTCCTCGTCCAACTCTTCCTTCGCCCCAGCCGCCCACTCCAGCAGGCCCTCCGGCGGGGTGCGGGGCACCAGTTTCCTCACGTCCTTCATAGTTCACCCCCAGAAGTCTGCCAAGTCCAGGCCCAGTCCCCCTCCCCACTCTGTAGAACCAGAGGGGAAGGGGAGTCCGTAGAACTCCCGCAGGATGCGGTCAGCCTCTGCCGGAGTAATACAGGAGAAGTTGCCAGTTTTGTGACTGTCGGCATAAGCCTTCAGTTTTTTCTCTGCTTCTGTAATGGACATGGCCTCCACACCCAAATCCTGAGCGATGAGCTCGGCGCTCTCCGGTTCCGCCCGGCAAATATCCATCAACTGCTCGGCCACCATCCACTGGGGGGACCCCTCCTTTACTTGGCTCTGCTGCTCCCGCAGCATACGGATCGCTTCCAGACTCATTCCGCGCACCTCCCCACCGCTTCAGCCAGGGCCTGGAGGGCCTTGACCAGCCGCCCGGCGGCGTCCTCGTCCCGGCTCCGAACCTTCAGCAGGATGCCGTGCATCTTGTTTGCCGTCTCCTGAGCCTGCTGGAAAAGCAGTTCAAACTGAGCCAGATCCTTGTCCGCCCCCAGGACGGCCTTCTTTTCGGTCTTGGCCCGCTCCTCCAAAGACCGTTTCAGGGTCTCCACCGAGGCCTCCGCCTGCCTACGCTTATCATCAGCCTTGTCCCTGGCCTCCTTGGCCCTGTCCAGCTCAGCCTGCATCTCGGCTACCGCCTGGGCTCTGGCCTCCTTCTGGGCCTTAGCAATGGCGTCTTGATCCACAACGGTCTCCACGGCCACATCCACCGGCTTTTCCTGGAGCATACGCAACTTTTCCTCCAGCGCTCGCGCCCGGCTGCTAGCTAAATCCGCCTCCTCCCTGGCCGCTTCCAAGTATCCCTTCGCTGCGACCATATCCTGTTCCATTTTGGACCGAGCCTGTTCAGCGACTGCCGCGTCAGCCTTAGCCTGCTCGGCGGCCTTCTGCGCCTCGTCCCGTTCCTTGATGGCCTGCTCCAACTGGCGAGTAGTCATGTCAATGACATTGTGGTCTTCAAGGAACCGCTCCCGTTCTTCCGTCGGTAAAGCCAAGAGCGCTAATGCTTTGGTGGCTCCCAAATCCGCAAGCGCTTGCGGATTTGAGAACTCTCTGGCAAGCCGCATGAAGTTCTGCGCCGTTTTCTCAGAATATCCAACCTTCGAGTTCAGCCAAGGCAGCCACTCTCCGTGCAGCAACATACTTTTCGCCTCAATCAGGCAGTTCCCAATGGTGAGGATGGCCTCTCCGCCCTTGCGCTGGGCCTCCAGGATATCCCCCGTGATGGCCTCAATGGTCCGTTCTGCTGGGGCGGCGGGCCGGGCGGCCTGCTGGAAAGCCTGGGTGATATCAAACCGGCTCATTCACCCACCCCCTCTCCTAGGAACTCCGTCACAAAGGCCCGGTAATCCTGGGCCGCCGCAGAGCGGGGCGACCAGCTCACCACCGGCTCCCCCGTCCAGGTGGACTCGTCCACCTTGGGGCTGCGCCGGATGTGGCTGGCAAAGACATGTACCGGGGCCTGCTCCTGGAGCAGCCGCTCCCCCTGCTCCACCGTGTCCGAGCGGTACCACATGGTGGGCAGGCAGCCCGCCACATGCACGTCCGGGTAGATGCTCCGCAGGCGGTCAATCTGGGCTGTCAGCTCATTCATCCCTCGGACCGAGTAAGCGTCTACCTTGATGGGGATGACCACGTCCGTGGAGGCGGCAATGGCCGCCGCGCAGGCCGGGGACAGCGCGGGTGGGCAGTCAATCACGATGCAGTCGTAGGCGTCAGCCTCCGCCACCGCGTCCCGCAGGTCACGGATGGCCCGCAGGTTGGGCCGCTCCCCCTGGAGCAGATCCACGTCCAGGTTGCGCAGCTCGTCGTCGGCCGGCAATACGTCCAGGCCCCGGATGCTGCTGTGATACAGCAGGTCGTCGTAGTAGGCGTCCGGGATTGTCAGCAGCCCGGCCAGGGTGTTATATTCCCCCGGCGGGAGCAGGGACTGGGTGGCGTTGGCCTGGGGGTCTGCGTCAATGAGCAGCACCCGCTGGCCGTACTCGGTGGCCAGGATGGCGGCCACATTGACGGCGGTGACGGTCTTTCCGACGCCGCCCTTCAGGTTTACAATGGCGATTGTCTTCACGTTTATCGTCCTTCCAGTTTAAAATTTGAAGCTCTCCCGCAGGATTCCCCGCCCGGTGTCCACCCGGACGGTGAAGTAGCGGTGGGCCCGGTTGATGTACTCAATATGCCCGGTCACCCGCCGGGGGATGGTTTTTGTGTCCTTGCCCCCAATTTCCGCGCCGAAGGCGGCGGGGACAAAGGTGTAAGCCTCACCGATACGCATATGGGCTCCTCCTTCCCGAGACAGCGAAGCGCCCACGCCAGGGCCTCCGCCACCTCCTCATGCTCGGCCCGGCGGGCCGCGTCCGCCCGTGCCAGGGCGGCATGCCGGCGGCACTCCGCCTCAATCAGCTCCAGCCGCCGTCCGCTTCCCATAGGGCTGCCTCCATTTCCGCAAAGTCATTTGTTCCGGCCCTTCCTGGGCCTTTGTCGGCCGGTTGGCGAGCGCAGTAACCCGGCTGGATGCCATGGAAAAAGCCATATTGCACCGGCCCACAGAACCGTGCCGGTTCTTGGCCAGGTTGACCTCCAACATGGAAGGCACGTTGGGGTCTACCGTGCCTGGGTCGGCGTAGTAGTCTTCCCGGTAGAGGAAGATTACCCCGTCGGCGTCCTGCTCCAGCGCCCCCGTGTCCCGCAGGTCGGAAAGCTGGGGGTGCTTGTCCTGACGGCTTTCCAGCTCCCGGTTAAGCTGGCACAGCACCAGCACCGGAATTTTCAGAGCCCGGGCCAGGTTCTTCAGGGCACCCGAGATCTCTGTGGTGTATTCATACCGGCCTGCCCGCCGGAGCTCTGCCGGCGGCGCGATCTTGCCGAAATAGTCCACCACCACCAGCCGCAGGCCACCGATGCTCCGGGCCAGCGTGCCGATATCGTCCACCGTCATGGTGGGGGCCTCGTTTGAATACAGGGGGAGCGTAGAGAGCTGGCTGGCAGCCTGGGCCGTTTGGGCGGCCTCTGCATCGGTCAACGGCTGCATAAGCAGCCGCTCGGACGGGATGCCGGTCAGTCGGGAGATGCGCTTGGCAGCTAACTGATCGCTGTCCATCTCCAGCGAGATAAAGAGCACCGGGTCGGCCTTGGCCACGCGGTCGGCGATGTTCAGCGCCAGGGTGGTCTTCCCCATACCTGGGCGCGCGGCCAGCAGATAGAGCCCGCTGTTGATCAGCCCACCGCCCAGTAGGCTGTCCAAGGCCATGTAGCCGGTGCAGACGTATGCCTTGCCGTCCCCGCTTTCCACCGCCTCCCGTTGACGGTAGAAGGCGGTCAGGATGTCCGTCGGGGTGGCCAGCCTCCCAGCGCTGCCCTGACGCTCCAGCTTGTCCAGCGTCTGGCGGGCCTGGGCCAGCGCCTCCGCCACCGGCGTCCGGTTGGTCACCCGGCTATGTACGGTCTCGGCCAGCTCCATCAGGCCGGAGCGGAGAACATCTTCCCGGACGATGCGGACGTGCTCCTCCACGTTGGCCGCCGTAGCAGCCAGCTCCATCAAGCCGAAGAGATACTCCCGGGATACTGGCGCGCCCATCTTGGCAGTCTGATCAAGGACAGTTACTGGGTCGACAGAGCCGCCCGCCCGCTCCAGGGACAGCACGGCTTCATAGGCGGCCCGGTCAGAGGCCAAGCGGAAGTCGGCGGGCCGCAGTGACCGCTCTACTGTGGGCAGGCAGGCGGGGGACAGCAGGATGGAGCCCAGCACACTCTGCTCCGCCGCCGGATCCCAGGTCAGATCAGCCGGATTCATCTGGCACCAGCACCTCCTCTCCGTCAACGATCGCCATGTGCCAGCCCGTCATCTGCTGGGCTGCCGGCCGGCCCTGCGCCCTGGGTCTGGGTGGCTCGTCCGTCCACCGCTGGTTGCGCAGGTAACGGCAGGCGTAGGGTACCGGCCAATCCGGTTCCTTGGTCTGCCACAGCAGCGCCCGTGCAATGGCGTCGATCAGCTCGTCCCCTGGCTTAAGCCTGTCCCATTCTCGGACGGCACTCACCCGGTCTTCATGCCGGGGGTAGTACGCCCAGAACTTTTCAAACCGCTCCGGCTTCCAGGCAGGGACGCTCTTTGCCTTTTTCTTTTTGGGCGGTCCCCCTTGGGGGACTATAGGGGGTATATGATCAGATCTTGTATTGATCTCTCCGACATTTTTGTCAGGAGGGGTGGTGACAATTTTGTCAGGAGGGGTCCCGACATTTTTGTCGGGAGGGGGTGCCCCCGCCCCCTCAGTGTTGTAGATGGCATAAATCCGCCGCTCCAGGACCTCCTGCGTGGCCGTGTCCCGTACCACGTCAACCCGCAGATAGCCGCGGTCCACCAGCGTGGACAGCAGGCGGGTCACGCTGCGCTCAGACAGGCCGAAGAGGTCGGAAAAGTAGCTGTTCTGTGCGTAGCAGTATCCCAGCTTGTCCGACAGGGCAGTCACCTCGCCATACAGCAGCTTGGCGTTTGGCGGTAGCTCCTTATCGTACCGCACTGAGGCGGGGATCAGAGCCCAGAACCCCGGCTGTTCGTTTCCTTGGCTCATTTGGCGCACCACCCCCTTGTGCAAATCAAAATTGTGTGCTATAATACTGGTGTCTTCACGTTAGGTCCTGGTCGCTGTGTCCGAGCGACTGGGGCCTTTCTTTTTTGCCTGCTGCAAAGCATCCAGGGCCTTGTGGTAGCTGTCAGCCTGTCCCCGGCAAAACTCCGCCAGATTATCCGCCGCCCGGCGCTGTTCCGATGCTCCCAAGGACTCGGCGATATTGGCCCAGTCCTTGGCATCTCGCATCTTACTGTCCTCTGCCACGATCAGCGCCGACTCCAGCGCCGACACGGTCTCATAATCCAGATCCATCAGCATAATTCTGCCTCCTTCTGTTTTTGCAGGCGCTCCAGCACGGCCCGCCTGCGCCGGGCGAGGCGCCTATGGCGGCACTGCTCCCGGTCCAGCCGGGCCAGCTTGGCCCCGTAGGCCGGGTCCTCCGTCCGGGCGCAAAACTGGTGCAGACACCCAAGCTCGTCCGCGGCGTGCTCCCAGTCCAGGGCGCTTTCTAGCAGGGCTTCCGCGATGGTGTTATAGTCCCGATTGCTGAGCTCCAGCCGTATCATGCTCATGCGCTCAGCACCTTTCCCATGAGCGCCGACACTCCGGCCAGCCGCAGATCCAGCGCCTCCTGGACGTGGCGCACCATGACCTCCTCCAGCTCCCGGAGGCGGTAGGTGGGCAGGTCTCCTCTCTTGTACTTTACGAGGAGGCCGGGACTGATGTTGTATGTCCATGTCCCTGTCTCCCCGCTGCAAACGGCAAAACCGAAGGGGGCCCGCTCTTCCCGCAGGGCTCGGTAGATGGTGGGGGACGACCAGCCTATGTATCGGGCCGCCACATCAATCGGCACGTTGTCATACGCCATGATCTCCTCGTCCGTGAGCGGCCGCTTGGTTGCCTTTTTCACTTTTCTTCCTCCTCAAGATGTCCTTGCTTGGCGTAGCGCACGGCCATGGCGGCCTCCACGATGCCCTGCAGATCCTCCATGATGGCATCAAACTCGGGGCGCTCCGCCGAGTCAATCACATTGTCCTCTGCCATCTGCATGAGACGCCGGTCGGCGTGGCTGTCAGCGAAGGCATAGATCCGGTTGGTCAGTTTAGCCGACGCCTCCAGCACGGAGCACTGAGGCACCTCCGGTACTACCCGGCTGTACATGGCATTTCGTTCGCGCACATGCCGCACAATCAGATGTAAGGCATTGTACAGGTCCGACATTGCCTCCACTACCTCGTCAGGCGGTACCCGCTGGCCGGTCTCATAGGCCCGCAGGCTCTCCACGCTGATACCCAGCCGCTCCGCTGCCGCTTCCTGGGGAAAACCGGCAGACTTTCGACAGATTTTGTAGATATTCCGGTATTCCTCCGGCATGGTAATCACTCCTCCCTGGGGGTACAATATTGGCATGAGGTCAGCTGGCCGCCTCGAAAAGCGCCGCCTCGGGAATCTGGTCCATCCGCCCATTCTGGCGGAGGATCAGGATGGTGGGCTCGTGGCCCCGGAGGGTCAGGCGCACCGCGTTCTTGGTGACTATCTCGGCGCACTGCACCTTGTCAATGTCATAATGGTTCTCAATCCAGCGGCCAATCTGCCGCTGCTCCGGTGTGCAAAACATAAGTAACTCCTTTCTCAGCTTGCGGCCCCGGTTCCGTCCCAAGGCGGCTCACGGCCGTAGAGGGCGTCAATGCTGCATTGCAGGATGGCGGCCAGCCGAGGCAGCTTGTCGGCACTCGGCAGCGCCGTCCCCTTCACCCATTTGGTAATGCAAGAAGGCGACACTCCCATGGCGTCGGCCAACTGGATGCGCTGGATGCCCCTCTGCTCCATCAGCTCGCAGATTCTCACCACTTCACCCCCTCTAAATTTGGTGTTGTTCGAGACTGTTTGATGTGGTATGATAGGTTTAACCTCTGGTGTAATGCACAACGCCGATTAAAGCTCACTTCGGTCTTTAATGTGCAGAACCCTTTGAGCTACTTTTTTCGCGCAGTATTTGATCTCCTCGTCGCTAGGCTCTGGAAGTTCCGCCCACATGATGTAGTACAGGATGCTCAACAGAGCCAGCCGATTTTTCAGCCAGCCGATCGCGCATACAACTGCGGCTACTCCTAGCAGGGTCGTCAGCATGCTATCCCCCCTTTCCGAATTGCCCCGGGCGTTGCCGCGCCCTTGTCCTCTCTCCACCCCTATGGTAATATTGGGGCGGAGAAAGGAGGTGTTTCACATGCGAAAGACAGTGTCTGGACTTTGTCCGGAAACAAACAGCCAGCAAATGATTACCGTGACCGTAGAGCGTATCCAGCTCGGCGGCGGACTGCCGCCCAGCGACAAGGTAATCGCCTATGCCTGTTCCCATGCACAGGAATATGGGTGTAGTAGAAATGGCGCAGATGGCCGGGCATGCCCGCTGCTCCATGGTGCTGGTCACTGATCATTTCGGAGCAAAGTTGGAAACACTTGGGCGGCCTCAAAAATTGGGGCCGCCGCCCTTAACCAGTCGCCTAGGCAGGTTTTCGCATACCTACAACCCACACAGATATCACCAAATTTGACAGGTATCTCAGTTGCGGCACTTTCATGAGCGGCAACGAAATGTCTGGCTGCACAGGTGACAGCCTCCTGTGTAATTCCTATATTCGCTTCCTCTGTGAGCATATGAGCACCCCCTTCCCAGTCTGCTGGGGCGTTGCCGCGCCCTCTGGTTTACCTGTGGTTAAAGCATAATCAGATATTCTCTGATTGTCAATACATTGTAAGAGAATTTCCGATTTATTGGCGTTATTACTAATTTTTATTTTTATATGTTGGGTGGTGCTAAAATTGGACGATTCCAACAAAATACTTGATGATATGCGAGATCGTCTCTTTTCCTTGTTGGAATCAGAATGTATTTCGCAAAAAGAGTTTTCAGAAAATCTCGGAGTTTCCCCTCAAACAATCACCGACTGGAAAAAAGGAAAATCTCGTTCGTTTACTCAGAAACTCCCTCTAATCGCTTCTATACTTCACTGCGACTTGAACTGGCTTGTCGATGGAGTAGGAGATCCAACTCCCAAGAGATCCGATGAAGCTCTTGACCGACTTTTAGAAATCGCTCACGAGTCCAGATTCGTCAAATTCGACGGAACATATGCCCATTCTGATGCACCTTCGCCACCCCCGGGCAAAAAAGAAAGGCCCGCCCCCACTCCACCTCCTGATTTATGGGTTAAGTTTAATAGCCTCACCCCGGAAGGCCAGAAAGAGGTTATTGCGTTCATAGAGTTCAAACGTGGGCAGGAGTCTCAATCTTAGATTTCGTTCCCCGGGCGTTTCCGCGTCCTCTGGTTTACCTGTGGTTAAATCATAATTCCGATTTTTCTGTTTGTCAATTACAAAATACGTTATTTGTAATTTTTGTTGGTTTTGTCTTTCTTCCTCTTTTATAAAGAGTTTGTATAAATCGCCAAGGGGTGATTCTTTTGGACACTGTTGACCGGATTTTCCAGCTAGTGGATAACAAATACCGTGAGCAACGAGAATTTGCAGCAGAGCTCGGCCTTCCTGCTTCAAGAATAAGTGAATGGCGGCGAAGAAAGTCCGAATCATACATGAAGCGTCTCCCACAAATTGCAGAAATCCTAAATACAACCGTTGAATATCTGCTCACAGGGGGAAAAAAAGAGCCCGCCCCCACTCCGAAGAATGGGGACGAGCTGGACCGTGACACCATCATGGCGGCATTCATTGGTGGGGACATGGATATGAGCCCCGAGGAGAGAGAGGCCCTGTGGGATGATGTGTACGAATACGCCAGGTTCAAGGCCGAACAGTGGAGGAAAAAGAAAGATCAGGAATGAATCTTTATGAGCTCTATGATTATGCCGTGGACCAGGGGATTGATGTAGATTGGTACACCATGCCCTTCGCCAAGTCCTTCTCGATTTTCATTCCATCGCTTGACCGGCGTGCGATCGCGCTGGACCCGTGGAAATTCGAGACTGTAGCAGACGAGTTCACCACCCTGGGCCACGAGGTCGGTCATTGTATGACCTACAGCTTCTATAACCGCTGGGCGGCCTGCGATGTAAAGAAAAAGCATGAGAACCGGGCCGACAAGTGGGAAATCGAGCAGTTCCTTCCCCTGGACGCTCTGGAGGCCGCCGCGCACGAAGGCTGCACAGAGGTCTGGGATCTAGCCGAGCGTTTCGGTGTTACTGAGGATCTTGTCCGCAAGGCCATCTGCTGGTATAAGCATGGTAACCTTGCGGTGGATCAATACTTATGAATGTGTCCAACTTGGACACATTTAGGATTTACCTGTGGTTAACTTTGTGGTTGACAAATTCGATCCGAGGGCATATTATATAAGGGCAACGAGAGTTACTCGTCGCACCATTTATTCAACCCTTGGGCAAGGCCTCCCACTTTTCGGGATGTGCTGACCTCAAGGGTTTTTTCTTTGGAGGGGTTGCTTTGTTATCAATGCTGCCAAAAAGAACCGCCATTCTGGTTGATGGCGGCTATTATCGCGTACGATCCGCCGACCTATGGGGGAAAAAATCTGCAAACGACCGTGCAAACGAGCTTTACAAGTATTGTATGCTACATATCACAGAGCCGGAGGAGCCAAGGGAGCTGTATCGCATTTTCTACTACGATTGTCCCCCCATGACCAGAACGCTCCGCCACCCGCTCACCGGTGCAGAAGTCGACTACGCAACTATGCCAGGAACAAGATGGTCAAATAATTTTTACAAATTTTTGTCTGAAAAGCACCGTATGGCGTTGCGCATGGGTGAACTGGCTGAGAGCACGGCTTCCTACATTCTGAAGGACAGCGTGCTGGCCGATTTGCTCTCCCGCGCAAAGACTGTCGATGACCTGATGCCAGATGATTTCCGTATTGACGTGAAGCAAAAGGGCGTTGACATGCGGGTGGGACTTGACGTTGCTTCCCTCGCTCAGGGACGGTATGCTGACCAGATCATTTTGATCGCCGGAGACAGTGATTTTCTTCCTGTAATTAAAATGGCACGGAAACATGGCCTTGACTTTATCCTTGACCCCATGAAGCAGAGGCCGAAGCACACCATGATAGAGCATGTGGATGCCGTTGAGACACTCACCGATAAAATGGATGCACCTCCATCCGCCCCCTTCTCCTCCCACGACAACCAGGCCCACCTGCGTGCAGCCATTGCAGAATTGGAGGCTGGTGGCGGTACAGTTCATGAGTTAATTGAAGATAATTAAGACCTAGCAAAGAGCCGGGGCTACGGCCCCGGTCTCTTAAAACGCCTAGAATCGAACAGCGAACGTTTCCAGTTGTCATGAATCCCACCCCTGTACCCCGGGTCGGCCTCGGCGGTTTTTGCGTATGGCTTGGCACGCAGGATGCCTGCTTCTCCGCCAAACGGGTATCACGTCTGGTATTCACTTGTTTGAGTAACGTGTCTTGTGCTGTCATTGTCTGTCGTTACCTGTAGTTAAATTATCACCGTATTCCGTGATTGTCAACTTATATTCACGTAGTTTATTGATTTTTGGCATCTTGTACAGCCAAGGAGCTGATGCTTTGTGTATGAATCACAAGATATTGCAAACCGAATAAAAACACATGCGAAATCAAAAGGCATCCGTCTAAAACAAATGCTGTCTGACTGCAAGTTAGGGATTAACACTATCTCACAGATGTCAAAAGGAAATGATATGCTTTCAAAAAATCTTGCAAAAATCGCCGATTACCTGGACTGTTCCGTGGATTATCTGCTCGGCCGGACAGATAACCCAGAAGTAAACCGATAACAAAAATGTGTCCAACTTGGACACCACATGACCGTTGCAAAAAATGAGCCGGGGCTACGGCCCCGGTCTCTTCAAACGCCAAAATCGAACATTTGTATCACACCAAGGAGTGAACGCCATGAAAATCACCGTGATGCAGGTCAACAATGAACTCGCCAGCACCGGCGTCTCCGTCTATGTGGACGGGCAGCTCCTGGGCAGTATCGGCCCCGGCGGCAGCGTCTCTGCGTCTCTGGAGGCCCCTTCTTGCCTCGTTCGGGTGGAGTGCGGTGTCTACAGCCGGGAGCTCATTTTGGGGCAGGACAGCGCCCTGCAAGTCTCCTGGGGCCTAAATCCGCCCGAGATGATTGTCAGCCATGCCAAAAAATAAGGGGGCCTACTCATGCGACGTGCAAACGGCACCGGCTCCATTGTAAAGCTCTCAGGCAACCGCCGGCGGCCCTATATCGTGAAGATCTCCGCCAGGGATAAAGACGGCTACGTGCGCCAGGTGGCGCTGAGCTACCACGCCAAGCTCCAGGAAGCCCAGGATGCGTTGGAGGAGTATAACCGCAAGGCCGCCGCCGGGCAGACCCCCAGTGCGGATATGCTCTCCTGGACCGTGGAACAGGTCTATACCGCCTGGTCGGAGCGGGAGTACCCCAGGAGCGGGAAATCCTCTGTTGCCTCCCACAAGGCATCCTGGAACCAGCGTGTCTCTCGCTACGCCGCCCGTAAAATGCGCAGCGTTACCCTGGACGAGTGGCAGGCCATCCTGGACGAGGGTGAGGACGAGGGCCGCTCCCAGTCCAGCATCAACAACGATGCAATTTTGATCCGCGCATTGCACGCCTACGCCATGAAACGTGATATTATCGGGAAAGATTACTCTCGTTATTTGGATATCCCCACCGTTGACATCAAGGTCAAAAAGGGGGCGCTCAATGATCTCCAGCTTGCCAAACTGGAGGAGCTGGCGCGGGCCGGTTTTCCCGGCGCATCAGAGGCCATGGTTCTGTGCTATACCGGCTTGCGCATCAGCGAGTTCTTGTCCCTTACCCCCTTCGCTTACCGCTCCGAGGATGGCGGCTACCTCCAGTGCGGCGTGAAAAGCGCGGCAGGCCGTGACCGGATTATCCCAATCCACCCCAAGATCTCCGCCTACGTGCAACAATGGCTGTCAGCGGAAAAAGGCATGTCCTCCGACCGTTACCGCATCTCGGTGTTTACCCCAGTGGTAGAGCAGCTCGGCATACCAGAGGCCACCCCGCACTGGTGCCGCCATACCTTCGCCACCCTTCTAAGCCGTGCCGGAGTGGACGAGATCAAGGTGAAGCTGCTCCTGGGGCATTCCCTCAAGGGAAATGTCACCGCCACCTACATTCATCCCACCCCCGCCGATCTCGCCAAAGAGGTGAAAAAGCTGGCCTGACAAAATCACCAGGAATCCGCCGTTAGTAACGTATTAGTAACGAGCTAGTATCATTTTTTGCCTACACGCTTAGAGTTCCAGTCACTCCAGAGCCGCACCTGGTTAAAATTTCCTTAAATTGCCGTTCTCTTAATACACCCTGTACCCCGTGGAAGGTCAAGGGAAATTTTTTTGTTTTCCATGTATATCCAAGCCCAGGCCTGTCCACAATAGGCTCGGAGGTGCTAAACAGCATGAAAAAACCATTCTTAAAACGAATGGGCGACTTTCTGGAGGGCAAGGGCTTCTACATAGTCCTGTTCCTCTGCGTCGCCGCAATAGGAATTTCGGGCTATTATCTCTTTTCCTCTCTCACCCCGGATGAGCCGGACGCCCCCGTGGCGGGCACCGCCCAGATCACCGTCACCCCCTCTCCCCGGCCCACGCCGGTGGACGCGGGCCTCATGAACCGCCCGGCGGCCACCCCTGCGCCGGAGCACACCGTCCCCGCGTCCCCGGCTGTACCGGCGGCCACGCCCTCGGCGATGCCGTCGGCCACGCCCCAGCCCACTCCACAGGCCGCCCCCACCGTCTTTACCTGGCCGGTACAGGGAGATATTCTGACGGACTACAGCCTGGAGGTGCTCTCCTACAATCCCACCATGGACGACTGGCGCACCCACGACGGTCTGGACATCGCCTCCGCCGCCGGTACTGAGGTCAAGGCGGCCGCCGCGGGGACGGTCACCGCCGTCCTCCAGGACGCCATGATGGGCACCACCGTTGTGGTGGAGCACGGCGGCGGACTGACCAGCACTTACTCCAACCTGGCCTCCGTACCCACGGTGGCGGTGGGCGACACGGTTGGCGCCGGCTCCGTGCTGGGCTCGGTGGGCGGCACCGCCATCGCCGAGAGCGCCCTGGCCAGCCATCTGCACTTCAGCATGTCGCTGGACGGCTCCACTGTTGACCCCCTGGAATACCTGCCCAACTAA